CTCACCCTGCATCACTATTAATTCATCCTGACTATCATTACGTATGTCTGATACTTGTGATTCTTCTATCTTAAAGTCTTGTGTTAATATCTTTAACATTATCATTTCTGCCAAAGTAAATGACATTGGATATTCATCATCAACCGTAAATGGTCTTATTTGATTAACCAGTTGTACTTTGCCTGTACCTAAAAAAACAGAATTAACCGCTGTAAACGTTTGTGGTGCGTTATATTGTATTGCATTATGTACAATAGTACCAGATTGTACTTGATAAAGAGTGCCTATTACAAGTGTTCCAGACACTTTATCTGTAGTATCATAAATAGTCCCTTCTAAAGGATTGTCAAGGATAAGTATAGGATTAAGGAAGTCTACAAGGCTATTTACATAGATAGATGTACCTACTTTAAAATAATAATCGAATCTTGTCCTTAGTGAACCTTGTACAAAATCAAAAAATCTCGGTTGACTCACCGGATAATATGTAATCTGCTTGGTCGCAGAACTCATACGATATATCCCAGCATTGCTCGGCAGTTGTACTACTGTAGGAATAGTTATCTTGCTCAAAGTAACTGATGAGATAGGTATGATCGGATCGTCCGCTGACGTTACTGTAGTAGTTGGGATCGAGCCCATATCTTGCAACCATGATGTATCCGTATCTAAAGTTTTTGAATAATTCTGTCTTATTGCTATTGCACGATAGCGATTGATTAGATGCTCTATGTGGCGTGGATTTACCCGAAAGTCCTTACTTATCTTAGATTTTTGTAGAAGTAAAAGAATATCACTCCTATAATTTTTCAGCGAGGCCATATTAAATATTATATATTACAAATATAATAAAAATAAAAGGGAGAAAACAATTAAGTTTTCTCCCTCTTTTATCAACCATTTTCCTATCGATTAAATGTTAATCATTGTAGGGAAGTTTGCAAGCATAGCCGCATCAAATGCGCCATAACCAGCAGCACCTTCATTAGCATACACTACTTGTACTCTACGTGCACCAACCAAAACTCCACTTGAAGCATTGTCAGGAGCAAGAATAGAATCAACAACTATATATTGAGTATAGTTATTAGATGCTATTACCAACTCAAAAGTTGGGAAAGAGAACAAACCTTGACGTAAGTTATCGCTCAACAATTCTTTTTGAGGAACTTCATCAACTAATCTTGAACCAATACCACGACTGATAACACCAGCAGTTGTAATAACTAAATCGCTTGCTGCAAATCCTTTAGTAACAAGTACTGTATTTGGACCTTGGAACAAACCTTTAGTATAAGCAGAGAAATAACCACCAATATCAATGATTCTTAGACCTAATCCTAATACTGGAGGAGCACTTGTTGTAGTTGTAGCACCACTTGTTTGACCAGTGATTACTTCTCCGTTTACGAATAAACCAGAGAATACTGCAATGGTCATATTTCCTGCTACATCGGATACAAAATATCCTTTTGCGCCAGAAGTTCCACCTGTTACTACTTCATGTAAAACAAATGTTCCTACTACTGCACCATGTGTAATGGTAATAACAGAACCAGCATTAGCACGTGCCGATGCTGTATTGTTAATTTTTGTTGCAATAGAGAAATAGATGTTGTATTTATCTGTTGCAGGGCTTCCCGATAATACCGCCGGAGCAGTAGCACCAAAGAATGTTAATTGATTTTGAGCACCTTCTCTACGATTACCAGTATTGCCTATTGCAACTTGGTATTTAGAGAATGCTACAATAGCTGCTGCACTTGTAACAGTTACCACTTGACGAATTTCTGCAATAGAGTGTGCTCTTGTTGCTGAAAGAACTTGTGTTTGAAGAACTGGAAACCAGCCAGAAACCTGTACGGACCCGGCAGTTAAAACAGAATCTCCTGCTACCTCATTATTCAAGAGGTATGCACGAACTACTTTTGATTCCATGATTAAAAAATATTAAATTTAATTATTTAGTTGTGTGCCCTATGGCACCACTAAATTAGTAAATTTTTTTTAATCTATTATATTTATATCGGAAAGTTTCCCATTATATTTAATCACTCCTTCGTTGTGCGCTATGGCAGCATCCTTTTCATCTTCAAAATATCCCAAATGTTTTACTTTATTATTTATGCGAACTGAAGCAACCCACTTACCTATTTTCATTTTTCGTGTTTCCTTATGCCAACTAACCCCCTTGTATTTACTTCTTTTATAAGCATGAATAATATTGCATCTATCTGTAATTATCATTTCTTCCAATTTTTTGATAGGAATATTTATTTCATTAGGACAAAAATAGTCTGATAATTCTAATCCTTTTTTATTATAGGCATGAGCCGCAGCCTCCTCTGTTCTATAATACCCACAAAAATGTTTCTTACCATTCATTCGGCAATATGATAACCATGTTTTTGTTTCTTCTCTAAAATAGACACCTTTATATTTATTTTTTGTATTTTTTCGCTTTTCCTGATTATGACTATTGCCTTTTTTATCTGTTATTCTAATATTATCTCTTGTATTATTTAATTTTATTCTATCGATATGATCTGATATTTCACCTGATTTAATTTGTTTAATTAAATGGTGCATTTTTGTTTCTTTTCCATTTATTTTTGTTGCTGCATAACCACCCGAAATCCACCACCGATGTTTATTTATCCAATCATAATCTGAATCATCAACTTGGGCAAATTTACCATTTCCGTGTATTCCGTGTAATTTAATATGTTTCATACTATTTATTTTATTTTGTTTCCATATTTCTTACTTTCTGCATGACAATATCTATGTGGTATTTTATACCAGTATATTAATACTGGACTTTTGCCTTTATCTAAATACATTTTTCTAACACCAATAACTTTTCTAACTATTAATGCAGGACCATCATATTCTGATCCATCATAAATTACTTGTGCATTTTTTGGCATTTTTTGTAATTCTTCAATTAATTTTTTGACTGTCATGTTTTTTGTTTTTAATTGTTTATAAAATAAAAAATCCCCTTGATAGTGCAGCTATCTCAGGGATTAGTAAAGGCTTGCGCCAATATTTTTTTGAATTGCTGCACAATTCTATGCTCAAATATACAAAAATAAAATGGGATAACAATTAAGTCATCCCATTTTTTATTATTAATCCTATTAATTAAGAGGTAGGAAGTACATAAGTACCTGCTCCAGCACCAGTGCTTATAGCTGCTGCCGCTGTTGACAATAATCTACCTTCAAGTTGCGTATTAGCACCAGTAGTTTGACCTGCTGGAGAAAGAGAGTTTCCTTTCCAGATAGTGTTTGCTCCTGTTGTTAATGCTGCGCCTGATGCGAAGAAAATCCTTGATGCAACTGCTCCATTTAGCAATACAAAAGTTGTATTGGCTCCTGTGGTAATCGCACCGGGGAATATAAATACATAATCTCCAACTCCGCTAAAGGTAACTGTTCCTCCTGCTCCTGTTCCCGCTGCACCTGTTCCTTTAAAGATACCCGGATGGAATATACCCGGACCATTACCTACGTCAACAGTTTCTAAAACAACTGCTCCCGGAATAAAGCTAAATGTTGGTGTTAATCCTGTCAATGTAGCATAAGTATTTGCTGCATCATTAACTGCCGGAGTAGATGCTGGGGCTGGATAATCTGCACCAGAAGTAAATACTACCGAACCAATTATTGCGCCTGCTTGTCCTATATCTCCATTTACTGGTTGTGCTGGTGTTCCAACTGTAAGAGCACCACCTGTAAGAATAACATAAGTAGTAGCTAATCCTAAAGAATAAGCTGGTGCTATTGGAACACCATTACTATTTACCATTGTAGGGAAATTGGTAAGCATAACGGCTTGAAATGCTGCATATCCCGGTGCGCCCTCGTTTACATATAAAACCTGTACACGTCTTGCGGCAACGGTCGTTCCTGCTGCTGCATCATTTGGAACATTGTTAATATAATCTACTACAATATATTCTGTGTAGTTATTTGCTGCAATGATAGCTTCTGTTGTAGGGAAAGAAAATAATCCTTGAGCTAAATTACTACTCAACAATTCTAATTTAGGTACATCATCCACTAATCTTGTTCCAATACCTCTGCTAATAACGCCAGCGGTAGTGATAACTAAGTCTAATGATCCCCAACCTCTTGTTGCAAGTACTGTATTTGGTCCCTGTAAAAATCCTTTAGTATATGAAGAAAAATATAAACCTGTATCTGTAATTCTAAGTCCCAATCCAATAGTAGGAGGAGCAGTAGTAAGTGCAGTAGCACCACTTGTTTGTCCTGTGATAGTTTCACCACTAATGAAATCACCAAAATAGTTAGCAATAGTTAAAACACCTGCTGCGTCCAATACCAAATAACCCTTTGCGCCTGACGTACCGCCTGTTACTACTTCATTAAAAATAAATGTTCCAACTGTTGCTGCGTGAGCAATAGTTATTACCGAACCAGCAGTAGCGTGTGCGGAAGGAGTTTGATTTATTTTTTTTGCAAGTGCAATATAAATATTGTGTTTATCCTGAGCAGCGTTACCAGACAATAAAGCCGGAGCTGTTGCACTAAAGAAATCTATTGGAGTTTGTGCGCCTTCTCTGCGGTTTCCTGTGTTACCAATGGCAACTTGATAAATTGTGAATGGCGTAATTGCAGCGTTACTTGTAATAGTAACAACTTGTTTTACTTCTGGCGTAGAAGTAATTTTAATAGCCGAAAGAACATTGGTTTGTTTTATAGGGAACCAGCCCGTAATATATACGTAACCTGCCGTTAAGACTGAATCTGCGGGGGTTTCATTATTGAGCAATTGCGCTCGGACAACTTTTTCTCCCATGATTTTTAATTTTTAGTTTTTTGCTTTATAGCATTACAAATATAATGCTTTTTATGATTTATTTGCTTCTGCTTCCGACCATTTAGACTTTGAGTAATTTTCTACTTCTCCAATAATTATAGACGCAGCCAATTTAGCTAATTCCTCATGAGTGCTTACTGGCAAATCAGTATTAACTATATTAATTACAGTACCAATACCTGTTAGTGCAGTATTAACTGCAATAAATGTCTGTCCTACCTGATAGGTAATAGCATTATGTGTTACGGTATTTGTAGTAACATAATATGTTAATCCAATAGTAAGAACAGCCGGACCCGCCACTATAGGAACGGTAGATACAAATACTATTGCAGGAGCAATTAGATAGGTTAATATGGCACTACTAAAAGTACCAGTACCACCAAAGTCTACATTGATTCCATTTTGATCTTCAAAGTGTACAGGATATTCTATTGTGGGTTCTTGGAATGTATTACTCTTTATAATTCTATATTCATCATAAGATACCATACGACTACTTTTTTGTATTCCATTAACTATTGTATCAAAGCTGAGTTCGTGTTTGTAATCAGATGGGTAAGTAACTAAATTGCCTGAGGGAGTTAATGGAGCTGTCTTTACTAATGTACGAAGGTCATCACGTACCCTTTGAATAAATTCAAACGAATACATTTTATGCTGCTTGATATTATCATACCTGTCATAAAAGAATTGATCTATTGCTGTATTAACAGCATTGTCCTTTTCAATCTCTGTGAAGCGAGCAGAACGGGCACGATCCACCCATTGCATCATTCTATTTTCTAATTCTACAATATTCATGATAGTAAGTTTTTATAAAGGTAAAAAAAATAGGCCAACAATTTCTTGTCAGCCTATTTCTTGTTCAAGCAATTAATTTATTCAACTTCAAAAGATTCTGCATATCCTTTTTTAGCTAATGGATTCTTTTTATCTTCGACTTCTTTTTTAGCGGTTTCTACCGCTGCTTCTTTTGCCGTTTCTACTTTCTTTTCATTTCTGGCTTCTTCAACATAGAATATATCCTTCTCTTTCGATTCCGTATCAATAAACACCATCATCTGTCTATCCTTGCGAAGGGAATTAACTATACCACCCTCAGTACTTCCAAGAGGAATGGTATTCTTAAACATATACCCTTTGTCAGGAGTAAGTTGGATAAGTCCAGTTGCCATACCACGCTGTATGATAACTTTAATATCTCTTTCTTCTTCATTTTCAAGCATACTCATAAAATAATCTGGCTTATTCATAGCCTTCTCATAAAGCATCTGTTTGATAACAATGTAACTATTATTCATAGTATCAATAGCAAATAAACGTGCTATATCACGAATCTTAGTTTCAGTCATATCAGGTGCATTAATAAGTGCTACCGCATCCATAGATTTAACAACTGAATCAACTTTTGATTGAGCATCACGTTCTGTATCTATAACTTCAAACATGTGGAAACGTGTTCTGTTACCATCGCCACAGATAGCAGGATGATGTTTTACAACATGCCATTCTTTAGCATCTTGTTCTATCTCTAAATTGTAATGTCGGTGTCCATCAATTATAATGCGTTTGAACTTATATGTTCCATCTGCATTACGACCAATAGGAATACCATACCATACATCAGTATTAGGATTTCTCCATCCTCTGAAGGATAGTTGATTACTATTTAACTCTTTACCGTCTGTTGATTTTTTACTTCTTAACGGCTTAAGGATTACATTTCCTTTGCGTTGTATGTCTGAGAAGTCTACCAGATTTTGTTCTACCGGAGCGAAGCTCGGTACTGAAAATTGATTATTCATTTTTATGTTTTTTAAATTATGAAGAGGGCTACCTCTTATCCGTTTAACAATAATTTAAGGAATTTTGGGGGAAGATGCTTAGCAACTCCTCCCCCAATTTCCTACTCCTATTTTTTAGTTAGGAGATTTGTATATAATACCACATGACATAGTATTGTAAATGAAGATACCATCTTCTTTCAGCATATTGAACTCAATAGCATCAGTAGAAGATACAACATCTCTGTTATCACCAGTTACACCATTAAGGTATGCTGATACCATAGAACGATTAATTCCATAAGCACCTTTAGTCATAATCTCAATGTTGCTACGTCCTGCAACAGTACCCATATCAAGGAAAATCATCATAGATGATTGTAGCAATTTACCATCGCTTCCACGTTGAGTAAAACGCTCTTCATCATCAAACATTGGATGTTTAACAGTAACGATTTGATTACCGTGAATGTTAAACACGTCGAAGTTACCTCCTACTGGAATATCTTCTCCTCCGATAGTTTGTGTTTGACCTGCATTTTGGTTAAGATTTGTACGACCACCCATGAAATTAACACGGTAATCTCTAAACAAATCTTGTAGTGTTCCGTAACCATCAGTTCCAGTAACTACATACCACATTTTACCATATACGCTATTAGATTTCTTTTCTAATTGACGCATAAAGTCAGAGATGTCATCGATAGTAGCTGAACCATCAATGCCAGAACCGAACATTTCGTTTCCACCTTTGATTTGTTCTAAGATACCATCACCGATAACAACTTGTTCTCCAGTTTCAGGATCAATAACGTTAGAAACAGCTAACAAGTTATTGTTAGAATCTCTCATTGTTGATTTACCGAAGATTTTATTCCACTCATCTTCCATCATAAATTGAATACGTGCTTGACGTTCTTTTTCAAAGATCCATCCTTTAGCACCATTGTATTCATACCAAAGTACATCAGTAAGTGCAGAACCAGAAAGGGCTACTGTCTTACGTTGAATACCTAAGTGGTTAATGAATTGGTCAGGATAATGAGTACGACCAAAACCACGAAGCGAACGTTCGCTATAAGCAGTAAATTGACCGAAACATGTTTTATCTCCTGACTGTGGAGTTACAGATGCAGCAAAGTTAAATACTGATTTGTCGATAGTTTGGAAACTATAAACGAAATTACCGGGACCTCCTGCTGGAAGACCTTGAACACGAGCTTGCAATCCATCCCAAAAAGTAACAATCATACCTTGTACGATATAATTATCCTTTAAAGAAAGTTGGAAAGAACCATCAAGTCCAGAAGTACCCACTTGAGCACCAATAACTGTTTTCTTTTGAATACGACCTAATACATTGTAACGGAAAGCATGATCTCCAATCAGTTTGTCTGCTGGAATTTTGCCAATCTTGTTACGTGTATTCATTCCTTGAAGATCCCAAGGAGATTTTGCACCTGATACGATCAAAGTTGAAAGCATACGAGGTTCTGCATACTGAATCACATCACGAATAACTGGTTTCTTTTGTTGATTTTCAGTAAGGTTACTTGATACTGTGCAGGTTTCATCGAACCTACCAGCATACACTTGAATTTTTCCCATAATTATTTAAACATTTTAAAAGGTTAGACAATACTTAATAGCCGTTGCTGTCAACTGTGGCATTGTCCTTATCTACCTCTTCCCAAGCATCAAATGCACCAGCACCGACTTTTTTGGTTGAGACTTCTCGCCTTCCAGATGTTTCAGAATTACTTAAATCCTTTGTGTTGTGTAACTTACCTTGTATGTCATCACGACCCTTTTGAAATGAAGTTTTCTTCAACTCTTTTAAAGCATCTTGCCCTAAATACTTATTCAGCATAAAATCAACAACGTCTTTCGAGTTACTTTGAAACGCCTTGCGTACTTCACCCGATTCCCATTGTTTCTGTATATACTGACGAGCATTGTCAGGTATTTTAAAACCCATGAATGTTTTGGTTTCTGCCAAAATATTTAATACTTCTTTACTTTCTTTTTCATATTGCTGTTGCAACATGGTAGTTCTTGCGGCAGCTTCGTTTTTAGCATCTTCTACTATTTGACTTTCCGTAGTTGCACGTACATTTTCTAAATCTTTGCGTAGTCCGTAGGCTTCACTTTCTAATTTGCCTTCGTCTTTAAGGATTTCCATCTTTTCATCAATCCGGTCAGCCTCCCATCCTCTCGCTTCAAAATCTTTACGCAAAAGAGATTCGTTATCTAATACCAGAACTTCATCAATTCTTTTTAATGGATTGATAAAATCTTCGATTGTATTTTGTGGATTAGCATTTAAGTATTCAATAGCCTTTTGAGCCTGTGGAGTTAGCTTTTCTAACTCTATTTTACTTGCTTCTGCCTTTCCTTCTTCTCTTGCTTGTTGTTTAATAGTATCTATCGATTCTTTGAAAGCCTCGTAACTGTCTTCCTTGAGCTCTATACCTAAATCTTTGCCTAAAGTGGACCATGTGCTTTCTGATTCGTCGGATTTTTCAAGTTTAAATCTTGTTTCATCGATTGCAAGTTCTGGAGCCTTATCTTCTTCGCTAATATCTGTATCCTTTCCAGCAGTGTCATCTTTTTTTGCTTCCTTCTTAATTTCAGCAGTAGTTTCTGGAGTTTTTTCTGCATCTTTTTTCTCTTTTTCCTCGTCCTTTTGTTCACTTTTAGGCTCATTGGATAATTCTTTTTCTAATTCATCGAAACCTTTGGTAGTAGATGCCTCTTTTGGCATTTCTTCTACCGATTTGAATGAATCTTGAGTGTTTGAATCTTTATTTACATCATCAAATCCAGAAAAATTGTCTTTTGGTGATGTATTTTCATTTGCTTGCTCTGTGGCAGCGGTACTTTCTTCCTTTTCCATTTTTGTTTGGCTTTAGGTTAAACTAACTATTCATATCGTACTGATCGATAAATTTTTTATCTGATTTTGGCGTTACCTTTGTAGAAGTAGCTTTAGTTACTGGTTTAGCACCATTCTTTTTTACTACTTTACCCCCCTTTTTTAACATATCATACTTGTCTATAATAGCTTTCTTATCAGACTCTGGAGTTGCTTTAGTGGATGTTGCTTCAGATACGGTCTTTCCTCCGCCTTCTTTTGCTTCTACCTTACTTCCATCTGCATATCCGTTCTCTTCCGATTCTTCATGTTCCGTTTTTGCAGAAATTATTTTAAATTCAGCACACATTGATCCATCTTCTTTTTTACGGATAGATGTTTGTTCTACTTTAAGTTGAACAATATATTCTTCTCCAACTGTCCAATCTTTTATCTCTGGTAATTCTGCATCTGTCAATACAAGAGTATTTGGAAAGTCGAAAATAGATTTCAACATTGCTTTTGCGGGTGGTAATTTCTTGTCTGCCATAATTTTTTATTTTTTATTTGTTTCCCATGCTCTGATAGTTCCTTTGGCATCCCAAAGCGCACAGCATTCTCTTTTAGTTACTGGTTGATTAACTTTTTCGTTAATACAAAAGTTATCTTTAAAATATTCGCAGTTAGAGCAGTTTGTCCCGGTTATACTTGGAGGGAGAGTTATGAGGTCTACGTTTTTAGCCTTTTTTAAATCTTCTGTTAAAGAACTCTTTTTCGGTGGCTTATTCATGCAAATATATTAATTTTTTAATTAACTGTACAACTACTACTTATCAACGGTTATATAAAGGATTACTTTAAGTCAAAAAAAAGGCAAAAAAATTTACGCTCCCTTACCTTGATTTTTTATAAAATCATTCGCTGCTTGCTGTGAATTTAACACATGTTGATTCTGCGCCTTCACCGTTTCAGCGGCAATTTTATTTGTTCCTTTTTGCACTTCCATTTCTTTTTGATGTTCAAACATTCTCTCATTCATTCCAGCTTGTCCTTCCTGAGCTTGTTGTGCCTGTTGCGCCTGAGCCTGTTGTTGTGCCTCTTGTTGTTGTTGATTCATTGTCTGCACTTCTTTCCATCCTTGCTTAACGCAAGCAACCGCTTCTGTCATAGTTTCTGCAAGTTCAAAACCAAGAGCATCCTGTACTCTCATCTCTTTACTATTAAGAGCAAATTCCATAAGGCCACGAATACGATTTTTAATCTCCTCTTCTTTTCTATTATCAGCTAAATAATATCCGTAATCATCGTAACTAATATCTTTTGTAATCTTTAAGAATCCTACCGCATCATCACCTATTATCATTCCCAATTTATCAGGATGAGTAAATACGGTAATCTTAGAATATTCCGCAACACGTATCAAAATATTTTCTACATACCTATCGAAATAATAATTAAGAGGCTCTGTAATATTTCTTGATCCCTGTACTGCCAACTGGGCATTACCGGATGTTTGACTTGCCGCTATTTCACCTTGTCTTTCGTTAGATATTCCAGACAAACGGTCTGCCATATCCTGAAGTTGAACTTTTAGAGTAAGCAGTACTTGCATGTTAGAAGAAATACCTAAATCTATTTCACGAATAGAGCCCTGTACCTCTACGCTTGTTCCACTCATATTGCCATCAGCAGAAGAATCATAATCATAAATACCATCGTTGGTAAGTTTGTGCATTACATCCTTCATGGTCTTCCCTTTTGGAAGATATGCTCTATCGTATGTAACCACTTTACCTTTTGCTTTAGCAAGTTCCCTATTGATCTGGAACATGATAATATTATATATCCTACTTATATTTTCTAATGATTCTAAAATAGAAATACGTATGCCATCCCTTGTATTGAGTAGCATGCCAGTATAAGAATACATAGTATTAAATGGATTATCTAAAGAGCCAATTATATTCGGTTTCTCACGCATATTAACGTACATGTCTGCACCTATACGTGTTGCTTCCCAGATAATCTTTTTGTATTTAGTTTCTATTGTATATTTTCCTTTATTCACATCACTTTGTATCTGGCTATAATTTTTATTATAATAGTCAAGTGATATAGATTGACGGTAAGGTTCTGCATCAATATTTCGTGGGTCCTTTGATACTTTAGTATAGAATGGCTTTAAAGCATACCACTCTAAAGTATAAACCATAACTGCTAAATTCTTTTCTACTAACCGATAGTTCATCCTCCATTGTTCGGAAGATGTATTTACGTTTTGATCCCAACGATCTCTTATCTCATAAAGATTTTTCTTTTGGTCATCGCTTAATTCAAATTCAGAAAGTATGTCGTGAATGAACATCAAACGAGCTTCTCCCAAATAAGGTGTTTGTCCTAAAAACGGATCACGTTCAATCTCTTCCCATATACCATTACGGGGATCAATTTCTCTGAACCGCACATTTCCATCCTTGTCTATTGACACTTTACCAAAACATTCTGCTGTGATAAGTACATCTAAATAGTTAGAAGCGAAACGAGTTTTTACATCCTGACCGTAATGATTATTTTCTATAAAGTTTTTTATTAAAGTTTGCATAACAACTTCGTTACGCTCCTTAATATTAAAGTCTGGCTTTGCGGTAGCTTGATCTGCGCCATCTGCCTGTTTAACTTCCGGCATAGGCATGCCTTCAAAAACATCGTAACCTACTAATTGTTTTTGTTTTTCTAATTGCTCTTGCGCTGCTTGTCTGCCTAATAAAAATTCGTAGTTCTGAAGTTTACGTGAACGGGCTTCCTTGTTGATAGTATATACTGTTCCCGAAAGTGGTCGTGATAAAAATTCTCCTACCAATCCATCTATCTTAGGGCGTGCCATACGATAGTCTATGTAATTGGCTAAATTCTCCTTCCCGTATGTCCTGTTCAAATACTCGAAATTCCTTGCGTCCGTAATACCATTGTAGGAATCCATAAGCAATGTCATCTTCTTTATCTGCCTTCTGCGGTATCCGTTATAGTTATTAACTGCGTAATCAATGCAGTCTTTACAAACCTGCTCTTGCTTATCTATATTCTTGTGTTCGTAAATCTGGGTTCCAACGAACCGCTCAGGAGTGCTACTTGACATCTAATTTTGAATTAGTTTATCAAAAGTACGAAAAAATATTAAATTATATTAGGACTGCAAAATTCCCCAAAATATTTTTCACATGCCTTATTATATGCAATCGCAGCATGCTCTTCTGTTTTATGTGATCCTAAATGAATAGCTATGCCATTAACCTTTATTCCACATTTCCATGATTTATAAATATATAAACTTCCATCTTTTCTTATTCGTTTTTTAATTGCTAAAGAAACACCTTTATATTTTGATGAAGCATTTTTTTGTTTTCTTTTATTCATTGCATTTTGACTCGTAGTGCTTGGCCTTAAATTATGCCTTTGATTATCAAGTCCATTTTTATTTTTATGATCTGTATTTTTTTGACCAGTAATATCTTGGTGCATCATGCTATATTTTCTTATATCGTCTTCATAAACAGATCTTCTTGCATATAAATTATTCTCGTCTGGAAGTAAATGGTAATTATACTTACTTAACCTTTCATAGTCTTCATCATCAACCATTGCAAAATATTTTCCTTTACTTGGCCCTTGTTTAGATAATTCAATTAATTTCATAATATTTATAAATAAAAACGCTTTGCCTTTCAGGGTAGTGCATCCTTACTCAGCAAAGCGATTAATAAGTTTTAGTCGGCACTACTCGACTATATAAATATACAAAAAATTTATGTAATCTTCCCTTGTGCTATTAAGCGAAGAAATGGATCTTTGATTTCCGACAACTTTTCTTTTGATACTATTGGTCGAAGATGTCCTCCCTCTCTTGAATATGTTGTTAAGTCATAAGGGTCCTGTGAAATTTCCTGTTGTAAATTTATTGGCTTTTTATTTATATCAGTATGCCTCATAAGTGCTATACCTAAAGCATCAGCAGCATCCCAATCGGAATCCTTTTGTAACTGATCGTAGTTAAGCAAGTCATCTATCAGATATTTAAACCAGATTTTGTGTCCGTTATATGCAACAAATGTTTGTAGTAATGATACCATGCGAGGCTTACTAAGTCCAGTAAGGGCTACACCAAATTCATGGGTCTGCTGTGAATTTTCACTTTCAAAACTTGTTGGGCGTGGTGCTAAATATTTTTGGCAGCCTTTGTCTTTGTAGTATTGTATCACAGCAGCCTTTGCTATATCCACCAAAGTATTTCCTATAAGATTATAATAGATAGAAAGTTTCAAACAATTTTCATAAAATATTTCTTTGTGCTTGGGGCGATTACGTATCATGGCAATAGGGGACATACTATCCAATCCGGGTATCATGTGTTCACGTATCAACACAACCATAGATCCTAATGATTTACTTGTTTGTGAACTGTCCTGATCGTAACTGTCAAGCCCAGAACAATATAAATTCTTGTATCCTAAAACAGGAGTATATCCCGGACGAATAAATATTATATTATCTTCCGGCTCTAATTCATCAGCAATCTTTGCTTTAACTTTAAATGGTGTCTTAATACTTCCATCATCATTCTTTTCCCACTCCAAAATATATTTTAAGTATGGAGTTGTTGGTGAACTGTCAATAGCATATCCTTGATTGGATAAAATAGTACTGTCGAAATTATTACTACTGAAAGTTAAGAATGCTTCCTTGTCTGTTAATGGATAATTCTGTAAATAGTCATAATACTTTTTCTTATTGCGCCCTTTAACAAGTTCTCGTCTTGTTTCCATTATCACCTTCTCTGCCTCATGTATATCTTCGCAACCGCTAATATTATTATTGCTATCTTTTAATTTTTTTATATTGGGTATGTGTTCTTCCAATTTGCCCTTCTCATTTTTACTTCCTCCGAAGTACCCAACCATCATACGGGGGCCCATAATTTCAAACTTCATTAATCCGTAATTGTCTGCCTCCAGCCACATATCCCTAAAGTCGTGTGATGAAGATTTTATATCTCCTCCAGTGCCGTATAGATACGGAGTTCCGACCATCTTTGTTCCTACCATGAAGCAAGCCTTAGTAGCATTATATCCTGCTATCAAGTGATCGAACTGCCCGGCCTCCTCAAATATTACATCATTGAACGCATTACCCTTAAAAATATCCGGGTTGTTGTACATGGTCTCGCAGATAACAGTATTAAGACTACCTCTGCTTACCTCCCCGGTATTTGTCATTTCTGTATATCCACAAACCAATTCTTTTGCATTATCTTTTAAATAGTGCATTTGTAATTCTTTTGGCAAATCTTTATTTACCTTCTTCACCTTATCGAATAATTCCTCACTATACGTTTCTTGCCCGGCGCATATACCTGCTTTGTATCCTGAATTAGAAAAACGTATTCCATAATCTAAAATAGATTTGCTCTTTTCGCTCATACCTTTACGCCTTGCCTTGATACATATAATTCCTTTGTTATCTTTTTTTGCTTGCTCTATGAAGTTGAAGTATTCAAGATCTATATCTACAAATTCAGGATGGTGAAGTCCACGACCTACTGTGCTGATAAGAATAAAATTCAGGTAGTAATAATATCTTCCGGGAATGAATACGCCTCCGGTGGTGTAACCATTTAGGATTCTATGTAGTTGTTCTTTCCACCATTCTTCGTGGGCCATTGTACCAACAATGGTATGGTTGAGTGTAGAATTTGCGTAATCTGGAATACCATTAACAGCTATCTCGTTGGGGAAAAAACCACGCTTTTTTATTAATGGTGTATATGGCATAATAATATTTTGTGGAGCTGGTGGGAATCGAACCCACGTCCAATATATTTAATTAATTGATTTTATTTAAAGGCTTAGGATATGATTTACTAACCATCCAAAATCGGGGTCGATAATTTACCAACCTCTCCACCAGTTAGTTTAATGTTCTAACAAACCACAGAGCTTCTGTTCCCAAAAACTGCTTACGCAGCCGCTCTCATTTCGGTTATCATTTCGATAACTGGCACATTTTTAGTTTTGCCATTTAATTGTGAAAATAATTTATTAATCGGATATTAACAGCCGATGCCTTAACCAAAGAACGAACCTATACTGTCAAAAGCCTGTCAGCCCCTTTTTAATCTATTTCAACTATTCCTTGTCTACTCTGTGCAGCTTTAAAATCACGCATGTTATTTTGCCACTTCTCTATCCATGTCAGTTCACCTCCACCACGTAATTGTTCTATGTCATCACTCTGATCGATTTGTTTCTGTAACTTATCTATCCTATCACCCAAACGCTCTATCGCATCATCTATCTCCTTAATAGTCTTTGCCTTTGTTTCATCGAGCATAGCATCGGACAATAATTTTATTTTGCCCTTGTACTTAATAACCAATTCCCTGTTATGATCGTACTGCAAACCACGATAGCAGTCAATAGCACTACGTATAACTACACTATCTATTTTATATTTGCTATCTCCCCAGACGTGATGCTTTGCCCTGCGTTGCCTTTCTTCTTCCGGCAACTGGTGATAAGGTGAATGATAATCTACAAAAATAATTGTGTAAAGCAATTCGTCTTCTGTCAGGTCCTTAAACTCAGGACACAACAAAATAGCATCTTTATTTAGTATAACCTTTTTAGATTTGTCGAGAGAGAATAACATTATAATGTTTGTAGATTATTGTCAGATAAAAAAAGCTCTTTGCTCTTACCATAACTCTTCATTATCATTTTTGCTTCATATAGCATAAAGGGAGCTGGTATCACCTGATAAAGCTCCGGATTAATCTCCGGTATGAAAACTATATTTATCCTGCGTGTCTTATAATTAAATTGCCTCTTAAGCATATAGGCATAAGAACTTAACTGAAGCGCATAGCGTGAATAGCTACAATCACTCAAATGACTTACCGGCTTCTTTAAATACTTACCACGCTTACTATAAAATTCTATTTCACCTTTACTCAAACTCGTTTTCCAGTCGTACATATCAACAACACTCCTACCTACATAACCAAGATAATCAGTACACCCTGCCACATTATACTCATCAAGATACAAAACCTGCTGACAAAAACCCTTCTTATAAGTTCCAAAAATCTCTACCTGCATCCGATCCAACATCTTCTCATACCCTACCGCCTTACTCCCATCCAATAAATATTGCTCTATAACACCATCCACAAAACTACCAAAGTCAGTACTGCGTTTATTCTTTTCTTCCCAACCCTTCAAAATACTTTCCTGCCGTATAGTTATCTCTTCATCATTCTCATTACACTCCAATCTCATTTGACTCTTTGCCATAGACCACGATATAATATTCTTATTGAAATCATTCTTCACACTATCCAATACCCAACTCACCCTATCGTACTTCCTACCACCTTCCCCAAAGTACGTATTCTCCAAAGGATCCAAAAATACGCTATGTTCTATCAGCTTCTTCATATCACTCTTGAAAATATTTTTCTCTGTCCACATCCCTCTCAAAAATAAAAACATCTATACGTATACAACTCTCCTTAACCACCTCAAACAAATTAATCACACTACCTCCAACTATCTTCACCTCTACCTCAAATGGCCTGCCTTCACCCAACTCCTCACCCATCCTATAGCTATCTTCCAGATACCTATCGTAATCATCAAGATTACCATAAATCCCATACTGATTATATATACCCTTTTCCTTTAACATTATTTTACATTTATCCTAAAAGTTAAAGGTGCTCCGATAGGATAAAGATCAATCTAACCTAACAAGCACCTCTCACTTCTCTAATTAAAAAAAGGCTTACACCCAATACAAAAATAAATCTTTTCCCTTTTACTTCAACATAAACAAAAAAAAGATATTAACTACCCATCAACTGCGGATTACTATTAAACAATCTAAACCACTGCTGACTTTGTAGTGCCTCCAACTCCGTATTCCATCCTCCCTTAAACTCCTGCATCACAGTAAAGAAATTCAGATTACCATCACGACCAACATAATTATTATGCCCGGCCTTCGTTACCTGTATCCAATATTGTCCCGCCACAAACACTACCCCTATACTAACCCCAATATCCGTAATACTTACATCCAACACTCCATTCGGCGTCGGAAAACCTACCGCTACCGTCGGATAACCAACAGTTGCCATTTCTACCATTACATCTTGCATATCTTTAAATTTTAAAAGTTAATTACTACTCCTATTCACAAATATAATAATTTTTATACTGATGTATATTCCAATAATCTATAATTACATTATGTCTGCATAATCACTATTCCTATAATTAATTTATATGGATGTAATAACAATACCCCCTACCCACTCTGCCAAAACACTAGGGACGGCTGCCGATAACCGGGGGTCTTAAAATTCAGAGCAAGAAAAAAGTTAAAGTAATTTCTTTTAAAGGTTGGGATGGTAGGCTCTCCGTCTGAAAGCTATTTTGGTTTTGAATGTATGTACATACTGTTTTGTTGGCTTGCCAGATGATTGCCTAAATTATATGTGCCTGCCGTATATGTTTTGACATTGTATGTATATACATTTGAGACAATAAATTGTCGTGGAACAATTGCGTGGAACATAACAACGTAACTCATTGAATCCCAGTAAATTTAGACAAGCCTAAAATATTCTACATAAACACCTGATTGTTAATAAAATAAACCTATTTATATGAAGTATTTGATTAATCTTCATTAAACATTCATAATTAATTTACTAAAATTACTTTTGCTCTTAACTTATTGATTTTTAATTAGTTTGAAGCATAAATGAAGAGACAAATATATCTTTTTAGATAGTTTATGATATTGAATAGTATTAATTTGGGTATATTATTTGGTTTATGCTTTTATTTTTTTTTAGTAGATTGTTTTGAGTTAATATACTTGTAATTAATAGTATATTACTGGTAATTACTTATAATATATATATAATACTTGTTATACTGGTTATATAGTTACTATTAGTTATTAACTGGTATATTATTGCTTATACTGATGTACTTACCAAGTATATAAAAGGTAATATATAAGTAATTACTTGTAAATTACGACGGCAGCTTGTAAATGTCCGTAGATTGCATTAGCTGCATTTTTTGGGTTGGTTGATACTTTGGTGTGTTTTAGTGTAGATAGTGTCTTAAATAGCGAACGTATACATAAATTAGCCCTTTTAAATTACATTATACATAGTTAAGTTGTCCAATAATCCCGAACAATTCATTTTTAATCAAATTAGAGGCTTACCAATAACGTTTTTTGCGTTTCTTCTTCTTTTTGAGTTTAACCTTTCGGGCTAAAGATATTTTCTTCTTGTATTTGCCCTTTTTATTCTTCACATATCCATACTCTTTTTGATGGCAATTTTTACATAAAATCTTTAAGTCTTCCGGTTCTTCATTAAATATATTTTTATATGTTAAATGATGAATTTGCAACCTTTTAGTATTGCCACAATCTTCACATTTTTTACCCCTAATGTTAAACAAATCAATTCTAATTTGCGCCCACTCATTACTATTTAAATAATCCTTATATTTTTTGTCAATCATATATAATTACCGTTAATTATTGAGTGTATATTTTTCCGAGAACCACCAAAGAAAAAAGAACAGAAAAGTAACAAACACTAAAACAATAGTAAAGAGAATAAAAAAGAAAAGCCCTCCACAAAAGACTATTCTCTGCAATTAGATTGCCTTGGCCTGATCCAAGTAATGTTTATTTACAAGTTTGGTCTGTTTGTAGCTTTGACTTACTACTTATTGGTATTATACCCATAAAAGATTTTAGGAGGTTTTAACTCTTTCCTATTCTTTCGCCTGTTTTGCTTTTTAGTTAAACGCTTTACTTTGCCCTTAACTAATCGCTTAATACCATACATAACACCGAGCGTTAAACCAGCTGTTCCATTTGCACGATATAATTCTAATTGTTGTTGTTTAGTAAGTCCCATAAACCATATAAAACACAAAACCCCACCAGTTTCCTGACAGAGTTCTTGCATGGCATGGGCTTTGCTCGGTTTTACCCGATTCGGTTTTTACACCGCAAAATATTTTTATTTGTTATTTAGAACTCTGTCAAAAGCCTAATAACACAACAAAACTATAACAAATATATCAAACTACCAAATTTATTTTAAATGAGCAGAAAATAATAACATAAAAACGGGGTTAATTACTGTTATATATTGGCATGGTTCAACTGTTTCTATGCTTGCAGTCCAGTTATCAAAAGAAAGCACAATCCATTTAATGCCATTACCACAACCGTAAACTTGTCCCGGTATCATATAGGGTTGATTGTGTATAGTTACATTGGCCCTGTAATGATATTTATACTCAATAGGTATATTAAAGAGTTTAGCTATTACTATTTTGTACTTAGGTATGTGCACCTGAGTTGTTTTTGTTATAACTGATTCACTTATTTTATAGATCATTTTTTATTTTCCTCTTTTTTTAGTTTACTGTCCTCTAATTTTAACGCCTCCTGTATTACTGAAGAATAACACTCTTTTAATGCTTCTTGTATTAATTCCCCCAATGTAATATCATTATCAATGGCAAGTTTATGTAATGCTTTTTTTACTTCCAAGCTACCGAAGTCGAATGTATATCTTTTAATGTGTTTCATAAAACAAAGATAGGCAATAATATTATAACATTTAATATTAACGCATTTAATTTGTGGCATAGAGTTTGTATGTATGCTTAATTTTAATAGAAACGCACAAAATATGGTGTTTTTAGTTTCTAACAACCCATTGTTTAACCTAACTGTATAACTTTAGATAAATAATTATGTAATAATATTTGCGCAATTAATATTGTCAACCTATCTTTGATGTAACAAATAATACAAACGTTCTTTATTTCAGATAATAAAAATTAAAGCCCGAAAGAGGTGCTAACATAGTTAGACGTTAAATAGGGACTGAATGCCAACAGGAATGAACGAAAAGTCGAAAGGCGAGTACAAGTAAAGAAAAGGCATAGCGATAATCAAATAGATGAGCTAAAAGAGGGACAGTCAAAAGGGCTGAATAGCGTAAACGCTTTCCTATGGAAACAGAGGTAATACTCGCCGTACTTAAATAACAATGAGCCTGCCAGTAAGGAGTAGTTTCCAGTACCGCAGGTGAATGAATTAGAATACATTTAAAGCATTATTATAGGTAGATACCTATCGGAGTATCTTTAATCGTGAGCTATACACGTTAACCTATTATTACATATAAATTCGGCGGGATAACATAATACGGTTAAGGTATCGCATACCGCCCGCCGAACTCACTAATAAATTAACAACCATGAAAACCACAGAAAAATTAAAAAAACAAGCCACTGAACTAATGAAAAGAGGTTATAGTCAAACATTAATTGAATCTAAAATGTGGGCTATGAGAGATTCCAATACAAGCATTAAAATGATTAAAAAAATCATTGAAAAAATAATCGCCTAACCATTAAAACACACTTTAAAAGGCTTGAAATATTAGCCATGTTCAGGGAACGCATTAAGTTTTTAGACCCAAGAGATCAATATCAAATTATACGTTAAACTAACTAAAATCACAATCGCCATGGACAAATATAAAATAGTATCAAACTTTGAAGGCAGCTATATAAGTGTTGACCAAGACAATAATTTTACATATTGTGGTAATTGGGCAAATAAAATATTAAGCATGTTTATTAAACTTAATATACTTAATAATACAGCCGAAAAAATTAATGTAATTAAAAACGTTGTTATACCAAAAACAAGCGGATTTGTTATTTACGGAACTATTTAATATTAACCTTTTAAACCTAATCGCCATGAAAACTAAAACAATTACGACATTGCAGAGCTTGCCGAGATGGCACAAAAATTAAGAAAATAATTTAAAACTTTACAGCCATGAAAACTAATATAGATTTGACCCTAAAGAGTGGTGCAAAGATAACCGTACAATGGATATTTGACGATCATATTAATTACTTACTATTAAATGATTCAGAGCCTTGGGCTTATTTGCAAGCAGACAAAGGAACTGACAAATTCAATGAAATAGTAGAACTTTTGCATTAATATTAACTCACATAACTAATAACTAATCGCCATGAAAAAGATAAAATTAAATTCAACCGTTTTATGGTATAACCGGAAATTATGCAGCCTATTTTATGACTACAAAATGACACGCCAGTTTCCGCAATCGTGCCTAAATAAACAGGATTATATTAACTTCTTAAAACAAATACAGCCATGAATAATCTAAATATATGTATTTGCACTACTTCAATTGAAGGTGAATTTATTCATTTACCAGACTTTTATTTAAACTAACCCAAAAAACCACAATCGCCATGAAAACCGTAAAAAGAAATTCCAAAGGCATAATAACCCATACCACAAAAGACGGTATTAAATGGGATAAAGTGAATAACATTTATAATAAAGCTCAGCATACAGCGGGCGAATGGAAAATATTATTCGGAAATTATATTCATTTCGCAACAATCAATAAAGATGCGATGACTCGTATCTGTGAAATTAATATAACAGAAGATTCGCCTCAAATAGATGAAGCAAGAGCCAATGCCAAACTGATAGCAGCAGCACCGGAATTATTGAAAGCCCTTGAAAATGTACTGCAATTTAATTGTTTGATTCCAGATACAACTGTACGTAGAGAAGTGTTGTATCAAATACATCAGGTAATTAAAAAAGCAACTGAATAATTAACTAATACCACCAACGCCATGAAAACCATAAAAAGAATCGACATAAAAGAATGTCCACCACAAGCCACTCACGCTAAATTTAATCCAACAAACGAGTTTATAGAATTATTTTATAAAATCGAGAAAGATGAAATTAAATTTTTATCGACTTGTGGAGGAGGGTGGGGACATTCCGACAGCGCAGACAAAGACAAAGATTTTATAAACAAATTGATTAAAATAGTTTAATCGAAGATGCAGTTAATTGTATATAAATATAAATAGGGAGAAAACTAACGGGCACGATTATCGTGGCGATAGTCTGCCCGTTAACCCCTTGTTAAATTCACTTAAACTTATTAGCCATGATTAAAATAGAAATAAAATCAATATTAGGTAAAGTTCTTTTTGAATACAAAAAAGAAGATAATACCATACTGAAAACAGTCGTAGAAGCCGTAAATAAAGGCGCAGACTTACAAGGCGCATACTTACAAGACGCAGACTTACGAGGCGCATACTTACAAGGCGCATACTTACAAGACGCAGACTTACGAGGCGCATACTTACAAGGCGCAGACTTACAAGACGCAGACTTACGAGGCGCATACTTACGAGGCGCAGACTTACAAGGCGCATACTTACGAGGCGCAGACTTACGAGGCGCATACTTACGAGGCGCATACTTACAAGGCGCAGACTTACAAGACGCAGACTTACGAGGCGCATACTTACGAGGCGCATACTTACGAGACGCATACTTACAAGACGCAGACTTACGAGGCGAAAAAATTTTAAAAGCTATTGTATTTAATGGGTTATATGATTATATCATTATTCCATACATAACAGAGAAAGACGAAAAACGTGTTAAAATGGGGTGTTACGATAGAAGCCTTGAAGAATGGAATAAAGATTTTTGGAATAATACAAAAGAATTTCCAAACGATAATTCAGAAAAAAGTAATTTACGTTTAATGGCCTTTGAAACTGCTAAAAAATGGTTTGAAATTGTAGAGCCTAAAAAATAAATTAACTCACTTAAAACTTATTACTATGAAAACTATCGAAAAAATAAATAACATTGATGTTGAAATAGAATGGCGTTTTATAGAAAAAATGGACTCGCACGATTCTAACTGGTTTGAATGGGCTTGCGAGGGATTTGATAAAGACGGGAATAAATATCAGGCCAATTGCCAAGCAGACGGAACCGAGCCATATGATTTGCATGACAATGTAACCGATGTTGAATTATTAAAATTAGATTCTGAAATAAATAAAGCATGGTTGAATTATAGAAAAAATAATATTAAACATATTGAACCATTAACCGCTTTAACTTATTACGGAATCTTTACAGATGCCTACATGATAGCAATTAAAAAAGAAACATTATGACAACATTTATAAAGATATGCTCACACCTCAAGTCTGCACATTGCCTATCCTATAAAATAGTTAATGACAGACTAAAAATAATTGAACTTGTTAAACAATTACAATCTAACTATAAAATCAACACGCCATGAAACCCTCAGAAATATATACGGAAATATCCGAACAATTAGATAAATTAGATTTGTCCTTTTCTCAAAAGTTAGAAGTCAGAAATATAATTTCAGACGTACTAAATAAAAGTATTTCAAAAGACATCGAAAACTTGAAAAATAAATTAGAAACCTTTCACCTTTAAAATATTAATCGCCATGAGACACTACATCACACATTCAAACATCCGGGAGGACTTAACTATTGAAATTCTTGCCGAGATATTCGCAGTGAAGAGATATTTTTCTCACCTGTTAATTGATAGATACATAATTGACTTACAAATACAAAATAATTAATAGCCATGAAACAAAAAACTTACAGAGACTTAGACTATAACAAGGTTATAGACTTTGCCGATAAAAAAGGATTAAACACTCAAACAGAACAGAACTACAAAGAGGTAGCCCAAATGATGTTTGAGGAAATGAAACGTAACCACAAAAAGAAATGAACCACGTTTATAACGTTGGCGAAGCTGCGCCCGAAGGCAAGCCCGTCCCCACAGAATATAAATGTTGTTTATGCTTAGAAGAAAAGGAAGCAAAGGACTTGATCGCTATTGATAGCATTAAAAAGATAGTGTGTAAAGATTGTCTACAAAGTGAAGATAGTACCTTTGATGACATATACGAACTCTTGCAGAAGAGAGCCAACATAAACGAAGAAAGCAACCCTGCTATATGCGCCAAGCTGCAAATAGAATTAGAGGCCAAGATAGGACGTGCCGTTGAATGGGTAAGTGAATGTTGCAGCACACACGCACCTAACGAGCAATTTGAACTAAGGCAAATATGCGGTAAATGTTTGGAAAACGCTCGATACATAGGGCTGTGATTTACAGGCGAAGGCGTTTTTATTAACATGAAATAACTATAAACGGGTGGCTAAAAAACTTAATCCTAAAATCTTTATCGGTATGAAAAATGAAAAATATTTTGCTTTGCTCAAAGAAACATTTGGGGAAGACTACGCTAAATTGATGCTCAAGGAAAGACAGGACGCAGAAGTAAGCGAACGCAATGCCCGTATAATCCTAATAGAGGATATAATGAAAGCCCGTAAACTAATAGGGTTGCCACCAAGCGTTAAAATGTTTGACCACCTCTATGATATGCCATTCGATCAATTACAACTTGCCTCAGTAATTTGGCACGATGAAGTATATTATCATAATTCTAAAACTAAAAAACCATGAGCAAGCCCAAAATAGAACTAATAAAACGTACCAATAAAACGGGGAATGTTTGGTATGATGTACGGGTAAACGATCAGACTGTTGACTTTTATCTTACTTTAGAAAAGGCAACCGAAAGGTATCATTTACGTTGTGCCGTACTTTCAGACCAAGAAAAAGAAGAAGTAATACTAACTAACAAAACCAAAACACCATGAAAAAAAAGATCATTCCGCTACTTATAGCCGTTGTTATAATAGCGTGCCAATCTATGCGTAAGCCAATAGCCCTAACTAAAGAGCAGGCTTTCGCACAAGTTAAACAAGACCCTTACCATGTTAGGTATCTTGGCTTACCCGAAGAATTTACGCAGATGCGTAAGGGAGATACTATGTACGTATCAACAATCCATGATACTCTAAGTATAGGATTTTATAAGGCCCGTAATGGGATATTGCCTAACATATACTTGTATCTTGTTAAATAATTAAAAGAGCCGTATATCCCTTTTATGGAAGTACGGCTCTTATAGATAACTATACCTAAATCCCAGCAACGGGCTATTCAAAGTTAATTAAAATAAATAAACATGAAACAATCATTTTTTTTGCTTTTCATCACTTTAATAGGAATGTCTTGCTCAAAACCATCAACGACAATCACAACACCAACGAATAATAATCCGGTTAATCTTTCAGACAACTATTTTGATTATAAGGGCTGTATGGGATCGGGACGAGTATATTTAACCTCTTCTTTAACCAATTGCGGAATAGGAAGCAATAATGGGTTTACTTCTATAACTACCATTTATAATACAAATACAAATTCAGAATATTTATCTTTTAGTGTAAA